GTTTTTTCGCTTGATAGCCGCTTTTACAGCTCTAAGCATACGGTCGCGTGTTTTAGCTTTCTTTATGCGGATTTTGTTACTATCCGTAATTTCGATTACGGCGTACGTGTACTTTTCATTCATAGCGTTATCCCAGCCTTTCAAAGACTATAGCCGTCGGTAGTACCGGGCTTTTAAGTCCTAAGATTTTTAAAATAGCTTTACGTCGGTCTACGTTACATTCGCTGGCGGTACTGTAGCACTTGCGTATAAATGGCCTATGCTCGTCAGCGTATTTAAGTATAGTACGGTCCTTTGTAAGTTCGCCGTAATCTGGTATACTGTTTACCTGTCCGAAGGCTAAGGCGTCGTATACATCTACCATAGTGTCATAGTCTACGGTATAGTTTGCTTCAGCTACCGCTACAGGCTCGTCGTGGGCTTTAGGAAAAACGCACGATATACCCCAGCGCGTAGCTCTTGCCTGTCTGCTCCAAAGCTGCTTCCTGGTTTGTGGGTTTCTAATAAGTTGCATAAGTACAACCCCCTTGTATTAAATTTACGGCACGGGCTTGTAACCGTCTGCCTGGCCGCATTACCGGGGCATACAGCCCCGTTACTCTGCGTCAAGTGTTGTAGCTTTTACAGCGCTAAGAAATAGCGGTATTTCTTCATCAAACAAATATATTTGACTTTGTATCATAGCTTCTACGCTGGGTATGCCGTCGTCTAACGGTGTTTGTACCCATACATATTTAGCTACCACTAAAAGCGCTGAGCTGTCGTCTTTCTTTTGGTATACGGTAATAGCTGTATGCTGTAAGCCGTCTGCTACAGCGTCTACCTTTGCTTGTACAATGTTATTTGTACCTGTTACCCTTTTTACAAAATCAGCGTGTAAGTCTTTCAAAACGTTACCCCCTTTCTACTTGTAAGATACTGTCTGTATACGTTCTACGGTATACTGCTTATGCTGTGCGGTTATATCCTTTAATAAGGCTATATACTTGTCGTGGTCGGTAGTCTTAAATACCTGTACGCCTTCCGGGTCGCCCCAGGTCATTACTATATAAAGTGTAACAAAAAACTTTTTAGGCTTTTCGACTGGCGCAAGCTCTACAGGCTGTTGTAGTAGCTGTTCGCCCTGTGGTAGGCTTCGTATCTGTTCTACAATATCCTTTGACAAAGTAGCCGATACAGTCTTTACAAACTGTGGAAACAGCTTAGATGTGATTTTTGTAGCAGCCTGGTTAATAAGGTCGTCGGCGTTTGGTCTGGTTTTCTGTAACATAGCTTCCATTTTGTTAAACTCATTTATATAAGCTTCCTTAAACTGCATAGCTTTAGGTCCTGTATAACCCATAGCTACCATAGTGAAGCCGTCACGGGTTAAATAGTACATAGGTTGCACCTTGTTTTGTTCATTTAGATAGGTTGACGGCTCAAAATTGAGCTGTCCGAAGTCGGTACTAATATTCGGTAGTATCTTTTCCTGTATATCCCTAAGTACGTTCTTATGCAATTTACCGAATAAAGCGGCAAGTTTTAAGCTGGTCGTTACAGGCTGGCCGTTTTCAATTTCTACCAGGTCGCACGTAGGCGACGCTGGTATTATGTTTGTTAATTTCATAAGTACACCCCCTTAAACTTCTGTACCCCGTAGGGTAGGTCTTTTGTTTAATACGGCGATAGTATCACGCATACAGCTATCAAACTTTCTATCGTCATAGGTAGCGTGTTCATATAAATACTTACGCGTCCCAGCTCTTCTACACATTTCGCTTGCTAAATCACCGCGTTTACCTGTGTAAGCCTTTACTAATTCTTCGTTTGTCATTTTTCTGTAGTCCACTTCTTAAAGCTCCTTCCTTAAATACGCTTTTACCATTTCCTCTACCTCAAATCTGTAGTTGCTGTCGCGTTCGCCTATCAACTTTGTTACGTCATTCTCTATCCAGGCTGCGTCGCTTTCGTCAAGTTCTACCTTATTATAAAGGTTGATAGCTACGACCGTCTTAATAGTCTGGGCTGTGATTTTCTTTAATTCCTTTGTCATTTTAGATACCTCACAAAATTAAGTTTTTGATTTGTTTAACTAACTGTTTGATTATATTATATAACCATTCAATTAGTTTGTCAAGACTTTTTTATAAATTTTTTAATTATTTTTTTAAATTATTTACTTGACAAAACTAATCATTTAGTTTATAATTGTCTTAAAGACAATGCAAAGGGGGTGTAAAACTTTTGGGAATGTCCGAAAAAATTAAAATCATACTTGTAAAAAGAGGTATGTCAGCTGCCGACCTGGCAAAGAAGCTAAACTGTACGCCTGTAAACATCTACAACAAATTTAAAAAAGATAATTACACGGATAGCGACTTAGCAAAAATTGCCGACGCTCTGGACTGTGATTACGAAGGCGTATTTACGCTACGTGATACAGGGGAAAAGGTCTAAAGCAAAGAAAAAGCCCTACAGCTTTAAGTAATTTTAGCTGTAGGGCTTTACTTTTATGTAAATATATGCTATAATTTGTCTAAAAGACAAATAAAGAAAGAAGGTTAGTATTATGACTTGTCCTAAATGTGGTAGTGAAAACGTAAACGTAATGGTAGAACAGGTAAGCGGAAAGACTAAGACTAATAAAATGGGTTGTCTGTGGACGCTTGGAAGGTTGACGTTAATCTGTTGTACCGCCGGGCTATGGTTATTAGTAGGAAAACGTAAAGAAAAAGGCACAACAAAGTATAAAAATAAGACGGTCGCCGTCTGTCAAGGCTGCGGTAACAAGTGGTACGTATAACGACGACTTACAGCCTTAAAAAATATATAAATCAAAAAATTTTAAAGGGGGCTATATATAAAACAGCTTCCGAAAAGGAAGTTAAAAATTATATACCCCCCTTAAAAAATAACATAATAATATATTATTTATATTATAAATTAAAATAAATATTTATAATATTATATAGTATGTATTTATAGATATACATATAGTATATTATACTATACCTGTCCTATGTTGTCAGCTGTAGTATACTACAATTCGTACTACAACACGACGGAAAAAGTAGTATTTTATGGGGTACTATAGGATATTAAAAGCGAAGTAAACACACGGTAGAACAAGGCTTTTTATGGGGTTTTCCACACTTTTAAGCGGTGTAAGCCGCTTATTTGGTAAGACTAAGGCACAATAAAAAACAGGGTACGAAAAAAGATGTACCCTTATATACGCTGTTGTAGCTCAGTAGGTAGAGTAACGCCTTGGTAAGGCGTAGGTCGGCGGTTCAAATCCGCTCAACAGCTCCACGAAAAAACACACCGTACTACATTTTATACGGTGTGTTTTTTGTCGTCTTTTTCAGTTTTTACTACAAATATACTACATTTTGTCTAAGTCGTCTAAATCAATAATAGCTATCTTCTTTGTACTGTCCCAGGCGGTATTATTTTCTAATACCCTGTGTAGTATCTCTTTTAACCTTTCGCTTCCTGGGTAGCGCCGCTGTATCTCAGCGTCGTAATAAAATCTATCTATTTCTTCTTGACTTAGTACCAGGTTTATAACCGATACGCTTAAAGCGTCGGCCAGCTTGTACAGCATTTCAAGGCTGGGGTTACGTGTACCTTTTTCGATATGCGCAAGCGTACCGGGTGCAACGTCTACCAGTTCGGCTAAATCCTTTTGGGTAAGTCCGCGTATGTTTCGTAGCAGTTTTACGTTATCGCCTATCAAGACTTTATACCGTCCTTTCGTTTGTCTTATAGACAATTATACTACAAACTTTTTAATTTGTCCAGCCCTTTACAAAAGTTTTACGGTTTTTCTGTCGTGCTACTTTCTTTAGCGTAAGCAGCTGATAGCATACCGCTTAACTTTTCTGTAGCTTCAGTCCTCATACGCTTAGTAACGTGTCCGTACTGCTTCGCTGTAAAGGTAGGGTCGTAGTGTCCTAAAAGCTCCTGTACCGTATTAAGGGCTGCGCCTTCCTCTAACAGTACCGTAGCTACCGTATGCCGTAAATCGTGAAAACGTATACGCTCCAGCCCAGCGTGTTTTATTGCACCCTGGAAGTTACGCGTAAAGCTCCTGGGCGGTACAGGTCCCCCGGTAGATGTGCAGAATACTAAATTATCCTTATTATAACCTTTCCCGGCTCTTTTCTTTTCCGCAAGCTGTAGGTAGCGCTGGTACATCAATATACAGGCTGTCATAGGTGGAATATGCACAGGTCGTATAGACTTACCCGTTTTAGGTGTTGTAATCGACGCACCGCCTTTAATTACGTTTAGCTGTTGCTCTATGAACACTACAGGCGACGCAAAGGCTACGTTAGCTTCCGTCAGTATATCGGCTACAGCTGAAGCGTCCCAGGGCTGTATATCGTTAAATTTATTCCAGGGTACAGCTTTGTCTATATCGTCCCAGGAAGTAAACGGTCCGGGGTGGTTTAAGAAAAAGTTAGCCCACGGTAAGCCTAACACTTCACCGCGTCGCATACCAGATGTAGCAGCCAGGACGTAAGCGCCATAATAACGGTATTCTTTTGACGACTGAAGGAATATAGTAACCTGGTCCTGGCTTAATACTTTCATTTCCTTTTTTTCAATTCTGGGCGGTTTTGCAGCTGTAACAGGGTTTACAGCTATTTTGTTTTCGTTCTTAGCCTGTTCTAAGGCGGCGTTTAGTATATTGTGTATACGTATCACGGTAGCCGGGGATAGCCCGCCGCCACGGTCTACCATATCCCCAGTTTCCGGGTCTTGTACCTTGCTTTTGTTTCCGCTTTCTAACATCTTAGCGTAGAAACATTGTATATCTGTCGTCGTCAGCCTTTTAAGCAGAATACCGCCCAGCTCCGGGACGATATGACAGCGTATCTGCTGTAGGTAGCTTTCGTAGGTTGACTGTTTGATATTAGGCTTTGCGTAAGCGTCGCACCAGGTATTAAGCCAGGTAGCAAGGTTAAGCCTTCCAGCGTCAATAATACCGCCTGTAGCTTGCTGATTTTGCACCGTCCTTAGCTTTTCGCGTACCTCTTCACGTGTTTTACCATACAAAAACTTACGCTTTGTTTTGCCTGTTTTTGGGTCTGTGCCGTCCGATACGACGGCCGCCCATTGTCCTTTTTTGCGTTCATATATACAGCCTTCGCCGTTACCTCGTCGCTTTGCCATTGTATATACCCCCTTACATACTAAAAGACGCTGTATTAAAATTACGTCCGTAGCTCGGTCTAAGCCCTACGTTTTCTAAAATACGTTCTACAGCGTTGTCGGCGTCGCCTAAGCCTAACGTAATACGGTTTCTGCGAAGGAATGATAAAAGCACTCTGGCGGTTATAAGGTCGCCGCTTTTAACTAATTCCCGGTGCTTAACGATAAGCTGATACTTGATACAGTTCTTTTCTAAAGCCTTCATATTGTTACCTACCTTTCTTGTCACAAAGAAAATATTTATAGTTTAGTTTGTCTGTAAGACAAGTATACTACATTTTTATTTATTTGTCAATAGGACAAATGAAATTATTTTAATTTTCTTTATGACAAACAAAAATAACCCCTACACCGTAATTAGTGTAGGGGTTATACGTTCATTATTTACCGACAACCGTAAGGGCGTTAGCAAGCATTATAGCCGCCTGTCCTCTGGTTACGTTAAGTTTTGGTTTAAATTCGCCGTCCTCATATCCATTTACAATACCGTAATACTGTAACGTCTGTATATGAATATCCGCATAACTTGTAGCGGTGTCCGGGAAGGCTCTACCTACTTCTTTAAGGGTAAGCCCACAGTATAGCAAGAAATTAGCCGTAATCATTGCCGCCTGTTCTCTTGTTATGTATTCGTCTGGTCTGTACGTGCGGTCCTCAAAGCCATTGATAATACCACAAGCACATACTTTAGCTATGCTGTCAGCGGCAAAATGCCCGTCTATATCCGTAAAGGCGTAAGACGTGTCAAGTTTATAGCCGCAAGCGTTTTCTAACGCTTTAGCCACCATTACGGCGTACTCAGCACGCGTAATAGGGTTTTCGGGCTTAAAGGTGTTATCCTCATAGCCGTTAATTACATCATAGTTTACCAGCTTTTTAATGTGTGCTTCTGCGTAGTGGTCCTTTATGTCGGTAAGCCTGTCAGCCGCGGTAGGTGTGACGGCCGTAAGGCGACGTTTAAAGTCGTCCCACGCTTCGGAAGGCTTACCGTTTGACATAAAGGGCGCTGCACAGATTTTATGTGTAACGTGATAGTGCATTACAACATTATCTACGCTAACGCCGTATTTTTTCATAAGGTACTTAGTCAGCTCTACAGCTGTTTCTACAGCTTTAGGCTTAAACTTATATGTACCATTTTCGTAATAGCTACATATCTCAATACCGATACTGTTACTATTACGACAATATTTATGGTAGTAAGTCCCGGACGTTCCACAATGCCAGGCTACGTCCTCGTCTTTTACTACCCTGTAAATTGTGTCGCCACAGTCTACGAAGTAGTGGGCTGAAGCTCCCCTATATTCGCTGTGAAAATATTTAGCGTTTGCCAGGGCCGCTGTACCGTTGTCGGATTTTCCAGCGGTGTAGTGAATAACGATATACTTAATACGTCCCACGTCGTTACGGTCCGTAAAGTTCGTTTTTGTAAGGTAGTCCTTAATATTCATTATCTACAGCCCCTTCCTCACCGTCAAAGCCCATAGCGTCCGGGTCTAAAGAATTACGCCAGGCTTTAAGCTCTGCGTCGGTCATTTCTTCGATAGGTTTCGGCGGTACTATACCCGCCTTAATTGCTTCACTACTCCACATCTGTAGCACCCCCTGTATCTTGCGTTACTATAGCGTTAATCTTTTCGTTAGTTTTTAGCTTTTCCTTCAGCTTGTCTAAAGCCTTGTCTACCCAGTCGCTAAACGTATCAAAAGCTACGTATTTAGACAGCGCCGGGAATTGTCCCAGGAAGGCGTCGTATACGTATCTTAGTTTAAGGTAGCCTGTACCACCGCCGTAAATGCTTTCGGCGTCAGCACAAATAGCTACAAGCCACTCTATAACGTTGCCCTTCCACAGGGACCGTAGGCGCAAAATAACGCCGACGACAATTACGACAATAGCTAAAAGCCAGTCCCAATTAGCGCTTAAAAAATCAAAAATAATCATATAGTATCACTCCTACTAAGGTAACGGTAAAGGTTTACCGTTTTCTATTTTCTTGCCTGTTTTGGTTTCTGTTTGGTCGGTTGTCGCGGTCGCCGTCTTGTTGCCGTATATCTTTTTAACTATCAGCATAACAAGCTCAGCGCCGAAAAATCCTACAGCCGTCGTATATACGGTAGCCGGGGATATTTTTAAGACTTCGCACATATTAAGGGATTTTTCCGTAATACGTACAATATAACCGATACAAAAGATAACAGTTATACGCATAAACAGCCCCTTAAATAGCTTAGGGGCTGCTTTCTTTATGCAATTAAGTATTTTTCGCATATCCTTACACCTTCTTAAAAATTGATGTTACCTTTTAGGACAGCTGCAACAAGGGCCGCCACGACAGCCGCAACAACACCAGATATGATACGGTCAAACCATACAGAAGGTTTATGCTCCAGCGTATCTATACGGGTTTCGTGCTGTTTGATTACGTCGTCGTGCTGTTTAATAAGTGTACCTATTTCGGTGGATAGCGTAGTAAGTTTACCGATAGCGTCATTATGCCGTTGTATGTCCTCTTTATCGCGTGTAAAGCGTTCATCAATCATACGGCTATGCTCTCTACAGTAATCTTTGCTTACAGTAGAATTATCCATAATTACGGTCCTTTCTGCTGTAGGTCGTACTTTTCGTACAGTTTACAGCGTAATTTATAGCTGTTACAATGCTTCATAAGTCCGTTGTAACTACCTACAGTAGCGTCTAACTTATCGGCGCTTATTTGCCCGTTTTTCAGCTTCCAGCATTTGTCTTTTATGTTGGATTTCATTTTTAAAGCTGTCGCCTTACGTAGCTTGACGTGCGTAGGCCAGACTACGTACCCTACAAACTCTATACCCATTGAGATAGGACGTATAGCAGTTTTGCCGTTAAGGCGTAACCCTAATTTATGGTTTACAAATTCCTCTACACGGTCTTTAACCTGGTGTAGAAGCTCTTTGCTTTCGCCTAAAATTATAATATCGTCCATATAGCGTATGTAGTAGTGTAGGTGTAGCTCATTCTTAACAAACTGGTCCAGCTCGTTAAGGTAGATGTTAGCGAACATCTGGCTTGTTAAATTGCCGATAGGTAAACCTACCTTACTGTCGTTGACAGGGTAAGCGTCAGCCGCGAAGCCTTCTACAGGTTGTATGTCGCCAGAAGCTATAATCAGTTCTAATAAGTTAATCAGTCTGTCGTCGCTTATTCTACGCTTAATAATTTCTAACAGGATTTCCCTGTTTACGCTGTAGAAAAACTTTGACATATCCAATTTTAAGTAGTAATACTTTTCGGGCTTACGGTCTACAGCCTTTAGCCAGTTGTGTAACTGTGCTACGGCTTTATGTGTACCTTTTTCTTCTCTACAGCCGTAACTATGATAGATAAAGCGTTTTTCAAAGATAGGGTATACTTGCCGATAGATAGCCCATTGTACTACTCTGTCCCGGAAGTCTAAGGCTGTAATAAGCCTGCGCTTCGGGTCAGTTATTATAAACTGTGTATAGTTCGTTATTCGATACGTATTATTTAGTAGCTCGTTTTGTATCTCTACTAAATTATCTTCCAGCTGATACGTAAACTGTAAGACAGGTCCGCGGTAACGCTTTCCTTCTCTTGCTTCCAGGTACGATAGGTAAAGGTTATCAAATTCGCACACTTTTTCAAACAAATTTTTAGCCTTCTTCATATTGTCCCCTTTCGCGTAAGCGTGACAGGATTTCTACAGCTGTATACTAACTGCCTACTTACTAATTTAATCTTTTTACAGCTTGTCGGCTGTAATGGAAATAAGTCCCTTTAATCTCTGCGCGCTGAGAGTATACCCAGTAGGTATACGGTATCTGGCTACAAGAGTGAAGCGGAGCGGAAGCCAATGTTGTAATTGTAGTTCGTACGGTCGTTGTTGAGGTTGTAGTAGAACACACCCGCGTTGTCGTTGTTGTCGTAGTTGCCACCGCGATACGGCCATTGTTTGCGACTTATCCCCATATAGAATACTACTTACGTTGATATTGCGGCTGCTGTTGTGTAGATTTTATCCAGCCACCCAGCATACGCCCTATCTCTACGGCCTGTTTCGACCATACTTCGTATTTCTTATTAGGCAAAAAGCCTAATTCAAACGCCAGACGTAAAAAGGCTTTCAGTTTTGTAAGCTCTACGTCCATTTCCTGTAAGGTCGTCTTTTTGTAGTATTTCTTTTGTGCTTCTATTGCTCGTTCTAAAACTTGGTGCATACAATGCTTAATATCAGCTACAAGCGCAAACTTTTCACTTTTCGGGAATTGTGCAAGCGCACCGTAGCCGTATTTAGTCATATCGTATATTTTCTGCAATATTTTTAAATCTTCCATAAAGTTTTTACCTCGTTAAAGTCGCCTATCGGCGACTAAATCAGTTAATCAGTAAGCAGATTTCCGGGTACGTAAGCGGAGCGGAAGCCAATGCTGCAATCGTAGACCGCACGGTCGTTGGTGAGGTTGCAGTAGAACACACCCGCGTCGCCGTCGCCGTTGCAGTCGCCACCGCGGTACGGCACTCTTTCGCCGCTTGTGCTTGCGTAGAAGTAATCTTCCTTGTAGGTGTCGGCGGCGTCGTTAGGATATAAGGCTAAAGCCTTCAAGTAGTCCGGGATAGTAATACCGCTTGCTACACTCATACCCTTAAACGTACCGCTTGTTTTAATGCCTGTGCTGCTGTTGAATTTAAGCGTACCTTCTGTACCGGGTGCTACCATAGCCCCAGCCTGGCTAATCGCCTTCCACAAAGCGCTATCAGCGCTTTGGTCTACAGCTTTTGCGGCGTCGTTGTCGGGTATTACTTGAATTTCCCCGGCGTTAAGTCTTAAACCGCCGACCCACTCACATATATTACCGTTTAAGTCAGCGATACCGCTAAAGTCGTTATTATGATACCAGTTTTTAGGACCACTACCTGTAAAAGTGTACGGTACGTTATCGCCGTACATTTCGTCGTAGGTAGGTGCTGGCGCGCCTTTATCGTTTGTATTATAGTAGTCGCCGTAACTACCATTATTGTTACCATAAGGCGTACAGTCGTGTTTCTTGCACCATAACGCAATAGCCGCCCACTCTGCGTTAGTCATTAAGTGCCAGCCTTCGCCCTTGTTTTCACAGTAAGCGCGTGCCTGGTCGATTGTCATATTTACAGCTGGGACCTGGTAAGGCAAGCTGTAAGCTCTGTCGTTTTTAACGATATTCTGGTATTTTGATACGTAAATATAAGGGATTTCCTTACCGTTTACGATAAAGGCGGGAAGTGCCTTAGTGCTTGTGCCTATGCCGACGTCGGCGTAAGTCAGTTTAGGGATTTTCACCATAACAGACGGGTCGCCCTGGTCGTCTACGATAAGCTCATTGTTAGCGGGAAGGCTTAGGCTCATTTCCTCTAAGCTCTTATCCCTTGTAGACAAATAAATATTCTTACTCATTCTTATTCACACCTTTCTAAGCGGTTAATTTCGTCGCGTATTTCCTGTCTTTCAGCGGTTACAGTTTCTACGTCGTAAGGCATTGTAGCACCTGTAAGCTGGGCTTCGCTGCACTTAATTACTTTGTAATCTGTGTCCGCTAATTTCTGCTTCAGCATTTTTATAGCTTCAAAGTTAGGGTACGGTTTCCACACCAAAGTAATAGTACCGTCCTTTTCTTCGTAAGCTCTACTGTAGTTGTGCGGTATAATGCCGTCCGGGGTTACGGGTTTTTCCGTTTCCTCATAAGGCAAGTAGCCGCCTTCTGTGATTTCTTCCGCGGTAGCGTTTACAGGTGCAAACTGTACGCGGTGTCCGTCCTCTGTCAATCTTGCATAGCGATTAGTCATACTGGGTCACTCCTTTTTAAATTTTTGTTAAAATCGGCTGGTTATTTATAATATCCAGCTTGTATACATCACCCGTAACCGGGTCTGTAACATTGTTTGTAAGGTTACGTACATATACCGTACCGTCTGGCGTACACGCTAAAATATA